TCCATGTCAGACCCGAACGTGATTGGGAAAAGTTAAAGGGAAGGGCAGTTATAGAGTAAGTTTCGGTCGTATTCTCGGCTACTTATAATCAGAACTAACTTCGTTTTGGGTTATGGGAGCACGAGATGCAAACACAACTATTGTGTACATTTTGTACAGAGGAAGATTTAGAGAAAACGATTCAGAGGATTACCTCTTGCTACGATATCGCATTCAACTCAATTTACATACTGGATAACTTGGATGAAGAGGGAGCGTTGTGTTGCACTTACAATATTGTCACAGAGTCAAAGATTCAGGAACCGATTCCGCCTTCCACAATTTCTCTCCATCGCAAGAAGCAAACTAACACGCTGTATACTATTAATGCTCTCAATAAGTTGGTAGCAGAACAGAATGATGGTTTGGTGGATAAGAAGTTTCAAGTTAATTGGGATGAACTACGAAATATGATATTAGTAACGCAGTATGGGCATCTCAAAAAGATTCATACTAAGGTCAAGAAAATCATAAAGTTAGATGAAGAAATTGAATCGTAAGTCATTGAAAATAAAAGGTTTATAAGTGGTTTTCGTGGGGCGTTTCAAGCGCATGTGAGCTACTTATATCAAATGGGATTACGGCGTAGTCCCTGGTTCTCATTTTAACTAAACACTAATACTAAACACTAAGGAGAAGAAGCATGGCACTCGATTTTGATGCGCTTCGTAAGAAGCTTAACACCCTCCAAGGACAGAACAATCGTTCGTCCGCCCTCTGGAAGCCAACCGCAGGAAAGTCAATCATTAGAATAGTCCCGTGGAAGGAAAATGAATCAATGCCTTTCATTGAGTTGTATTTCCATTATCTCGGAAATAAGACTCACCTATCGCCGTTGACACGAGGCCACCCAGATCCAATCGCAGAGTTTGCAGATAAACTTCGCCAGACCGGCGACAAGGACGATTGGAATTATGCGAAGCAGTTCTCTCCGAAGCTCCGCACATTTGTTCCTGTGCTCGTCCGCGGCGAAGAGAAGGACGGCGTGCGTTTTTGGGGCTTTGGAAAGATGGTTTGTATCGAACTCCTTAAGGTATTCAATGATGACGATTGGGGCGACATCACCGATGTAGAAACTGGTCGTGATATCACCATTGAGTACACACCTCAGAAGGAAAGTGATACCAACTTTGCAAAGACAGCTACGCTCGTCAAGCCTAAACAGACGCCGCTTAGCACCGACGCGGAACAAATTGAGAAGTGGCTCACGGAACAGCCGGACATCTATGAGATTTTCCAGGAACCCGGCTATGAAGAGTTGCAGCTTTTCCTTGAGAGATATCTCAACCCCGAAGATGACCAATCCGTAACAGCGCAGCGCAAGTCACCGAAGGCCGAAGTTGTGGCCGCGGAAAGTTCTGAAGATCCCATCGTAGACGATAACGACGACGATGAGGAGGTAGAGGCAGCGGATACATCCGATGTCGGCGCAGAATTTGACAAGCTGTTCAACAGCTAATTACCCTAACAAGTACGAAGTGGGCCAGCTATGGCTGGCTCGCTCCGTGCTCATTTGAAAAGGAGTTAGAATGGCAAAGAAGCATGATGATTTGGCGCAGCTCATCGCTGATAATCTGAACAAACTCAGTGATGGAGATAAGGTAGCGTTTCGTCTTGGAATAGACATTGATGCGCCGACTTTGTTCACCGACTTCATTTCAACGGGTTCCTCACTTCTAGACCTAGCAATCTCCAATCGCAAGAATGGTGGGATAGCTTGCGGAAGAATTACGGAGTTGCAAGGGCTTGAAGGTTCTGGCAAGAGTCTTATAGCAGCACACCTTCTGGCTAACACACAGAAGCGTGGTGGTGTAGCCGTTCTCATTGACACCGAAACTGCGGTCAACTATGACTTCTTTGAAGCCGTAGGGTTGGATATGAGAAATGGAGTTTATGTCAGTGAAAATAGACTAGAGGAAATCTTTGAGTTCATTGAGAACATTATTGAAACCGTTAGAAAGTCCGACAAGGACAAGTTGGTAACGATAGTAGTGGACAGTCTGTCCGGAGCAGCTCCGGTTAGTGAGTTGGAGTCTGAGCACGGAAAAGATGGATACGCAACTGAGAAGGCAATCGTTATCAGTAAGGCGCTTCGCAAGATTACCAAGATGATTGGCGACCAAAAAGTAGCATTAGTATTCACCAACCAACTTCGTATGAAAATGAACGCTATGCCGTTCGCAGACCCATACACAACGAGCGGTGGAAAGGCATTGTCGTTCCACACCTCAACGCGAGTGCGGTTGGCATTAGCTGGTGAACTTAAAGACCCCACCACGAAGGAAACCATTGGCGTCAAGTGTAAGGCGAAGGTCACGAAGAACCGATTGGGTCCGCCTAAGAGAACAGCGGAATTCAACATTTTGTTTGATCGCGGAATTGACAACTACAATTCGTGGTTTGAAACAATGAAGAAGCACAATTTGTTTGGTGGTTCTGCCCAGGCTCCGACTTGGACAGACCCCGACACAAACGAAGTCCACAAGTTCAAGAGGTCAACCTTTGTGTCAGAATTGTTGGGAGACTCAACTAGGCGTGAGAAGATTTACAATCAAATCGCTGATGCTCTGATTATGCAGTATGCAAAGAACGATGACCTCACTGACTATTTGGTATCACCGGAAACGGATGAGTAATGTCAAAGTATACAGAGCTTCTAAAACAAGTCAAAAATGAGCATGAACAATATGAGTCCGGTTCATTGAATGCCCGAGTTCTTATTGTGGACGCTCTCAACGCTTACATCAGATGCTTTGCCGCAGTTCCAACGATGAATGAAGAGGGAGAGCATGTTGGTGGTATATCAGGCTTTCTCAAGAGTGTGGGTTTAGCAATACGAACATTCAAGCCCACTCGTTGTATCCTTATCTTTGACGGTAAGGGCGGAAGCCAACGCCGTCGTAAGATATATCCAGAGTATAAGGACAATCGTCGGTCTATGGTTCGTTTGAATAGAACCTATGACTTCAAGGATAAAGAGGATGAAGAGAAGGCAATGCGCTGGCAGCTTATTACACTGGCACATCTTCTCACCAACCTCCCGGTTACTGTTTTGGCTCCTCCTAATGTAGAGGCGGATGATGTAATTGCATACTCCGCCCAATTGGTTGCCGAACGAGATGGCAAGGCCATAGTTATGAGCACGGACAAGGATTTTCTACAACTTGTCAGTGACAACATTGAATTGTGGAACCCCATCAAAAAGAAAACCTATAACATGGAAACGGTGGTGGAGGAATATGGGATTCATCCTAGAAACTTCGCTATCTTCCGTGCATTAGACGGCGACAAATCAGATAACATTCCCGGCGTCAAAGGTATTGGCCTGAAGAGTCTCATCAAGAAGTATCCGCAATTGGCAAAAGCTGATGTGGTGGATATTGATGAAATCTTGAATTACGCTAATGGACAGACGAAGGGCAAGATATTTGAAAGCATCAGTAAGAACAGAGATATCATTGAGCGTAACTATGAGTTGATGCGTTTGGACAGAGTTCAAATGTCTGGAACAACCAAGTTAGAAATGGTAAATAAGATTGATAATGCTGATGTTGAACTAAATAAGGCCGGGTTGACAAAACAGCTTGCGGAGCTTAGCATGCTAGGGTCCTTTGGAAATTATGACCAATGGGTTGTCACGACATGGCAACCATTGACACGGTTTTTACTACGGAGTAGCTAATGTCAAAGAATGAGGTAATTGAGACTCTAGAGAAGTTTGGGCCGGAGTTTCAAATCAAAGTACTGTCTTTGCTCATTCAAGACCGCCCTTTCTTACAACAGACATTTGATATCGTCTATCCAGAGTATTTTGAATCCAACAGCAGGAAGTGGGTAGTTAAGACGATATTGGATTACTACAAGCAATATAAAAAGCTCCCTACCGCTCTGGTGTTCAAAGAAGAGGTAGAGAAGATTACTTCTGATGTATTGAAGGTGTCGGTTCAGAATGAAATCAAGGTTATCACACGGCATATGTCCGACGATGACTTTGAGTATGTCAAGGACAAGTTCTTACATTTCTGTAAGAATCAGACACTCAAGAACGCAATCATCAAATCAGTAGACTTATTGGAACAGCACGAGTATGATGAAATCAAAGTGCTGGTAGATACCGCTATGCGTGCCGGTGCCCCTCGTAACTTCGGTCACGATTGGAAGAAGGACATTGAGAAGCGTATCTTTGAGGACGCACGAACAACCATACCGACACCTTGGGATTGCGTCAACGCGCCGATGGATGGTGGTTTGGCTGGTGGAGAGTTGGGTGTTGTAGCGGCACCTGCCGGCGCAGGCAAGTCTTGGATGCTGACAGCGCTGGGCGCAGCTGCAATGCGGAAGGGGAAGAAGGTTCTTCACTTCACAATGGAGTTGAACGATACCTACACTGGCCTTCGGTATGATACTATCTTTTCCAAGATTGAGCCAAAGAAACTCAGAGACAATTTTGATAGAGTCAAGAAGATTGTAGATGCGGTGCCCGGCGAAATCGTTATCAAATATTTCGCATCAAAAACAATTAACTGTCATTCACTTTTAGCGCACATTCAGCAAATGGAAGCTGTTGGTTTTAAGCCCGACATACTCATTGTTGACTACGCCGATCTTTTACGTGCCAGTAGTCGCACGGAGGCACGTTACTTGGAATTGGGTGCTATTTATGAAGAGTTACGGTCCCTAGCAGGAGAGTTGTACATCCCATGCTGGACGGCAAGTCAAACCCAGCGCAGCTCTATCTCTGAAGAGGTTATTCAAGCCGATAAGATCGCTGAAAGCTATGGAAAGATTATGACAGCCGACTTCGTGATGTCGCTAAGCAGAACACTTGACGATAAACAGACGAACACGGCACGCGTCCACATTATCAAGAACCGATTTGGTCCGGATGGCATTACATTCCCTGCTAAGTTGAATGTACTGGAAGGCGTTGTTGATGTCTACTCCGAAGATTCCACACAAGGAATCCAGGCACGACAGGCAATGTCTAACGCAGATAACATCGTTAAGAAGATGTTACACAAGAAATTAAAGGACAGCCAGACAGATGGGAACGATCTAGGCTGACCTTTTCACTTTCTAACTTTTGAGGCAGGTGCATGGAGCTATCCACTTCTATTCTCAGTGATGTAACAATTTACATGAAGTACGCAAAATTCCTCCCAAGGCAAAAACGCAGAGAGACTTGGGAGGAATTAGTCACTAGAAACAAAAAGATGCATATTCAGAGGTATCAATCTCTCAAGGATGAAATAGACGCTGCTTACAAATTGGTATACGAAAAGAAGGTTCTTCCCTCCATGCGTTCCATGCAGTTTGCTGGCAAACCTATCGCTCTGAACCCTTCACGACTTTACAACTGCGCGTTCCTTCCGATGGATCACCCGACCGCATTCAGCGAGATTATGTTTCTGTTGCTGAGTGGTTCCGGTGTGGGATATTCGGTTCAGAAACATCATGTTGAGTTACTACCACAAATCATCAAGCCCGTAAAGAGGAAGAGATACCTCATAGGTGATTCTATTGAGGGTTGGGCGGACGCCGTTAAAGTCCTAATTAAAGCATACTTCGGGGGTAATGGTGGAAGGTATCTCCCACTATTTGATTTCTCAGATATTCGGCCGAAAGGTGCTCGCCTCATCACTTCAGGTGGTAAGGCGCCGGGCCCTGAGCCACTCAAGGACTGCCTTCACAACGTCCAGAAGGTGCTTGACCGAAAAGAAACTGGTTCGTCTTTGACGCCTCTGGAAGTTCACGATATTAATTGCTACATCGCAGATGCGGTGTTGGCAGGTGGAATTCGACGGAGCGCAATGATTGCGCTCTTTTCGTTTGACGATGAAGAAATGTTGACTTGCAAGTTTGGCAACTGGTTTGAGCTGGAACAGCAAAGGGCAAGAGCGAACAACACCGCAGTCATTCTTCGTCATAAGATTAAGAAGGGTGAGTTCATGGAGTTGTGGGAGAAGATTCGGCATAGTGGTAGCGGTGAGCCGGGCTTCATGTTTAGCAACGACCAAGAATGGGGACTGAACCCCTGCGCAGAGATTTCACTTCGCGCCCATCAGTTCTGTAACTTGGCAACAGTCAATGTCAGTGATGTACATGACCAAGAGGAACTCAATGCCCGCGCATCCGCGGCAGCGTTAATTGCAACACTCCAAGCAGGATATACGGATTTCCATTATCTTCGTGAGGTATGGAAAAAGACCACGGAGAAAGAGGCGTTGATTGGCGTGAGCATGACCGGAATAGCGTCCGGTGGTGTTCTCAAGTTGGATATGAAAGAAGCAGCAGCGTGCGTCAAAACGACTAACGAACGCATAGCAAAAGAGATTGGAATAAAGAGAGCAGCTAGATGCACAACGGTAAAGCCGGAAGGAACATCCAGTTTGGTTCTCGGTTCGTCAAGCGGCATTCACGCGTGGCATTCACCATACTACATTCGTCGTATGAGGATTGGAAAGAATGAAGCCATCTATTCGTATTTGGTAAAGAATCATCCCGAACTCGTAGTTGATGAATACTTTAAGCCTCATCTACAAGCAGTTATTGAGGTTCCCCAAAAAGCTCCCGAAGGAGCAATCACAAGAGAAGAGTCGGCCCTGAACCTACTTGATAGAGTAACTCAAGTTTACAAGGAATGGGTAGTGTCGGGCCACCGCAGCGGTCACAACAAGAACAATGTCAGCACCACCGTCACCGTCAAAGAAGGTGAATGGGATGCTGTAGGAAAATGGATGTGGGAGCATCGTGGAGAATATACGGCTCTGTCAATCCTTCCCTATAGTGACCATAGCTATATCCAAGCTCCCTTTGAGGAGATTACGGAAGAGAAGTATGATGAGCTAGTGCAGCATCTACACGATGTTGACCTTTCCGGCCTCTTGGAGTTTGAGGATGATACGGAACTGCAAGATGCATTGGCTTGTGCCGGCGGAGCATGCGAAATCTCGTAAACACAACAACTTAGACACCAATCGCTCGTTTTCTCACCAAGACCCCTACTTATATAGTGTGAGGAAACGAGTGGAGGTTATATGGCTAGACCCAAGGGCACAAAATACACATTTATTCATACGGGCCATACTTTCGGTAAGTGGACAGTAACAGATTCAC